AGCGCGGACGCGGTTATGCCTAGCACGTCCGCGAACTGCTGGCCGGTCATTCCGGAGCGCCGGCGCGCTTTCCGAAGTCGGTCTCCAAAGGTCCACATAGGTATAGCCATGACTCGACACTATGCCCACGTAGCGCAGCTAATCAAGCCGTCAAACCTTGAACTTGCTTAAACAGGACTACGCATGATTAGTTTGCTTCGTGAACAACAGCACCACGGCGGATACGCCGATCTACCTCCCTATCCGCGAAGCCGCGGAACGGCTCTCCGTCCACCCGGAAACGCTCCGGCGCTGGGACCGGAAGGGCATCATCACGGCGCGCCGGCTCCCGAACGGGTACCGCCGCTTCCTCTCCACGGACCTCGACGCTCTCTATGCCGCGGGGCCGGCCGCATGAGTATCGAAGCCGTCGCTATCGCTCTCCACCATTCCCGCGCGAAGGGGACCGCGAAGCTTATTCTCGTGGGCATAGCGAACCATGACGGCGACGGCGGCAGCTTCCCCAAAGTGGCGACACTGGCGAAGTACGCGAACGTCCACCCGCGCCGCGTCACCGAAGCGCTCAACGTCCTGGGGGAGCTCGGGGAAATCATCATCCACACACAGGACGGCGGGACCCGCGGGCTCCGGGACGCTATCCGTCCGAACCGCTATGAGTTCATCCTCGAATGTCCGCCGGAGTGCGATAGGACGAAGCATCACAGGATAGCCGGGGAGCAAATCGGCCGTTCGTACAAGGGGCAATGGACGCCGGATAAGACCACGAAGCCGGCCGGGGACCCTGTGGATAACTGGCTCTCGGGACCTAGTGACGAAAACGTCCCTAGTGACGAAAACAGCACTAGGGCTAGTGACGAAAACAGCACTAGGGCTAGTGACGAAAACAGCACTAGTAAGAACCATAAGAAAGAACCACCCTTAGAAGATTCCTTGGGTGCCTATGTCACCAGGGACGCGGCGGCTGTGGACAAACAGCCGCCACCACAGCCGGCGGCTACTGGCCGTAATGACGCGGCGACAAAGACCAAAGACGTAAAGGTCCCTCCGGGACTCACCGAAGAACAGATACTCGCGAACAGGCGCGGCGCGGCTATAGCTCGCGCAGCGCTCCGCGGGGAAGACATAAAAGATGCTCTGGAAGATAGGAAAGCGTGATGCAAGTTTGTCTGGAATGTGAACGACCGATGCGGACCACAATGGAGAAAGCCGGAGACAAGCCGGGGACCGTGATGCACTACGGCCGCGGACTGTGCAAGGTGGACTGGAAGCGGCTCAACGTCGCCGGGACGCTGGACACGCTCTACCCGCCGGCTATCGGGTATGACGGGAAGCCGGTCCGGACTGCCACGGTCCCGCGGGACTCCACGGTCCCCTGTGAGGACTGTGGCAAGAACATGAGACCGCCGGGAACCACACTCACGGACTGGCCGGACACTGTGACGCGGAAGGGTAAGACGTGCGGCCGCTGCTGCCACAAGCGGCAACAGACACGCGCCGGCCGGCCGGCTCTCGTCACGTCCGCGGACATTCGGAAGATGCGCGAAGACTTGAAGGACTATTTCTACTCTCGCGGCCGTGACTGGCGACTCGCCGGGATTCCGGCATGACGGCGCTGTTGATAGCCGCCACCTTCCTCTGTGGTGCTATGTACTTCCCCACCAGGAACAGGGACCGCCGGCTCCAGCTGGAGACCGGCTGTGTCATCGGGGACCAGCTGTGAGCCGGGCACAGCTGCGGGAAGAACTGGAGCTCGCGCGGAGGCGTCACGAAGCGTCCACCCACGTCACGGACGCTTTCAAGCTCATGCTCCGGAAGCGGATGGACCACAACAGGGGAGACGCCGCAATACAGGAAGCGCGGGACCAAATCGAAGCGGCGGAAGCTAAAGAGTTCCTGGACTGGCAGGAGTGGAACATGCTCCGGGAACAGCTGGCAGCTGACGGGATACGGACGGGAGCGGCACGATGACGGAACAGGGGGAACTGTTCGCTATGGCCGCGGAGCCACGGACGGACCGTGGGGAGCCTAGCCGGAGCAAGTGGGGGGGGAGTGTCGCCACAGCCGCGCGGAAGCTGCTGGCGGCTACTCTGCCGGCTCCCTGTTGGCGCTGCGGAGTCATGCTAACCAAAGACTCTAAGTGGACCGTGGGACACCTGGAGGACAGGACGGACGGCGGCAGCGATAACCCGGCGAACCTCGCGCCGGAGTGTAGCCGCTGCAATTACTCAGCCGGCGGGAAGCGCGGGGCAGCAATCACGAACGGACGGAAGGTGGAAGCCGTGGACCTAACCAGGTTCCGGCGGGTCAAGTGGTGGTAAGCGAACAGATACACAGGGAAGGCAGGCGGCTAGTGGCTGACATCATCAGGCGGAAGCAGGAAGCGGAAGCGTGGACACAGCACGAACAGGACCAGCGGGACGCGGACCTGTGGCGACGGGCTAACCCGCCGCTGCTCCCGTCCCGTCCGGCTCGCATCGAATGGCCGGAGCCGTGACGCCGGCGGACGTGGTGGCCGGCGCTCTCACCCTCGGTCTACTCGCGGCGGGTAGCTGGATAGTCTGGCGACATTGCTCCCATGACTGGAAGCGGACCGATAGCCGCGGCCGGCTCGGTCACTATCACGTCACGGTCTGGACCTGCGGACGCTGCGGCCGTCGCCGTGAATGGTCCGAGTTTTTCTAAACGTCGCCATAGCCCACGGTTCCCTACCCCTCTCTTTGCGCGCGTGGACTGACTCCACATCTCAATTTATCGGCAACACTTCAACAGGAAGATGACACAATGAACAGCACAAACCCTAGCCGGCTCCCTATCGTTTCAATGGAGAAATACGGCGGTCCGGCTCCCTGTGGACTCAGGTCCTACGCCGGCGAAGCTTGCCGGCTTCCCGCCGGCCACATCGGGGACCATAAGGACGTCTACGGCCGCTTCCGTCCGCCGGCTCCCGCGCCGGCTACCCGCTACAGCTGCGGCCGCTGCGGTCTCACGTTCCCGGACATTTTCGGCGCGGACCAGTGCTGTTCCCCGGACCCGGCTCACTGTGGGACCTGCTGGGAGCCGGCCGGCCGGCCGCGGGAACGATGGACGTTCGCCGGCCGCGGCCGTTCCGTGACGGACGGCGTGGAGTTCTACGTCTGGCAGCTGCGGAACCCGGACGGGACCGTCAATTCGTCCTGGCTGACTCCGGTCTCGGACCTGCTCCGGCCGTGGGTAGATGCTCGGGAAGGGGAGTAACGCCGTGGCCGTGGAACCCAAATCAGTGCATAAGCTCCCCAACGAAGCGACACATTACCTCGTCGGCTGGCTGTTCGCGGACGTCCGGCGCGGTCCGATCACGGCGAAGCTGTGGAACGAAGCTGTTACCGCGGCGGAAGACTACGCGGAGCGCTACGCTATCGCGGACGCGGAGCGACGGGAGAAAGCGAAGCGTAACGCTATGGCGCAGCGCCGGCGGGAAGCCGGCGACGTCGCGCCGGCTCCCCTGGCGGGACAAACCACCATCGAAGACGTAACCTAGACAAGCAGGTCCCCGCCGTCCCCCACGGCGGGGACCTGCTTTTTGTGGGAATCCTCTAGGCCGGCGGCCGCCGGCGCGGGACCCTGTTTCCAGCATTGGCGCGGATTTGCTTTCCGGCGGTTTGTATGGAGTCCACAACGTCCGGGGCTCCCCGGTACTGTAGGGTCCGTGAACATGATTAGCGGCGCGCAGTATAGGCACGTCTACGCGATGGCGGTTTGGGCGGCTGAAATCCGGACCGGCCGCGTCTTTGGCGCGGAGCCGGCTTACCTCTCCCCGATACCGCCGGAGACGGACGTCTCCGCGTACCTTATCGGGCTGGACATGCTCGGAGTGGGCATGACTCCACAGGGGACCAACGTTGCCGGCGTCATGGAAGCGCTCGACGACGAAGGGCTCCCGCTCTACGATGACGTCACCATCCAGATAGCGCGCCGCTCCGCGAAGACTACCTCTGTGCAAGCTGTGTTGCTCGGCCGGTCCGCGAAGCGCCGCGGATACCGCACTATCCAAACCGCACAGGACGGGACCCGCGCGTCCGGCGTCATCAAACAGATGATTCGCGATATGGAACTGGTGGACCCTCGGGAGCCGAAGGTCCGCGAATGGCAGACATTCGCGTCTACCGGCCGCGAGTACATCGAATGGAACCAGGGCTCACACTGGCACGTAGTACCGCCGGACCCTGGAAGCTACCGCTCCAAAGCCGCGGACCTGCTGTGGTTCGATGAAACCGGCGAACTGGACCCGGCGAAAACGGCGGACCTGGAAGCCGGCGCTCTCCCTGTGATGGACACCCGCGAAGACGGGCAAGTAGTCAAGTCCGGGACGCCGGGGAAGGTCCGCGCGGGTATGGCGTGGAATACCCTCAAAGCGGCGCGGGATTCCCCTACCACGTTGGGAATCGTGGACTACTCCGCGCGGGAATCCGAAGTCATCACGGACGAACAGATTAATGACCCGGACCTGTGGTTCCGCGTCCATCCTGGACTGGCGTCCGGGCTCACGAAGCTAAAGACCATTCAAAAACGGCACGACACAATGGACCTCGCGAAGTTCATTCGCGAATACCTCTGTGTCTGGCCGGCGGACCTCACAAAGTCAGCTCTAGATATGGAGCGCTGGGACGCTCTCACTGTGGCTCCAGTGGACGCGCCGGCGGACTTCGCGCTGTGTTTTGACTGTGAAATCAACGGACAATCCGCGTCCATCTCCGCCGGCTGGGTTGACCCTGTGACGGGGAAGCATCGGATACAGCTGCTGGACAAGCGGCGCGGAGTGCAATGGCTGACGGAAGAACTGGCGCGCGGCTCCGCGGCTTTCCCGCGGGTCCGGATAGCTTATGACCCTATCGGCCAAAACGCCGTGGTAGCTATGGCGCTCCAGCGCGTCCCGAAGTTCCGCGCGGCCGCGCTAAAGCCTATGAATCTGCGGGAAATGTCCGCGGCCGCGGCTCTCGTGGCACAGGGTTTGGACGGGGAAACCCTGGAAATCTCCGAAGATTCGGAGCTTCGGAAAGACGCGGAAGCCGCGACGTGGAGGGAGTCCGGCGATAACCGGCTGTTCGGCCGGCGTGGAGGCGCGGATATTTCCGGCATGATCTCCGGAGCCGGCGCTTTGCATACCGCTGTGCAAAGCCGGCCGCGGCAACGGCTCACCATTCCGGACACGCTCACCGGCTAGACACGCCGCACTTTCCTACGCAACCTTATACAGACCGTTAGTTTGTCCCACGGCCGGCGGCATAGTTACAGCCGTGGGATTCCTAACTAACGCGGCTAGCCTGTTTGACTTCGGCCGTAAAGCCGGCTTGAACCTGGACACGCGGCTCTCAACGGGTATCGCTTCCAGCTTCGAAAACTCGCTCTCTACCATTGTGGGTCCCTCCGGCTTCGGGACGGTTCCCGGCGAAGACGAAGCGCTCTCCGTTCCCGCCGTTGCTCGCGCCGTACAGCTGTACTCCGTAGCGTCTTCGAAGCTCCCTGTGGTGGACGCGCCGGAGTGGTGGACCCGCGGGACCGGCGCGCTTAGCCCGGAGCTTCGTTGCTCGGCTATGGTTCAATCCCTGTTTTTCCACGGTAAAGCTGTGCTGTGGGTGAGCCGCGACGGTTTGGGGACCGTGACGGATTTCATTGTGTTGCCGGCGTCCGCTTTCTCCCTGGACATCTTCGGCCGGGTACTGCTCAAAGGCGCGAACCTTCCGCCGGCCGTGGAACCCAACATCATTTTTATCAAGTCGCTGCTCCCCCAAGGTTTCCTGGACTTCGGCAAAGACGCCGTGAAGCATTACCTCGGGCTCCGCGACTCCATCCTCTCCCGTTCCCGGAACCCTATCCCCGTTGTGGAGCTAAAGATTCGGGACGCTTTCGAAGTCACGGCGGAAGAACTGGAGACGGCGCGGAAAAACTGGCAGGTAGCGCGGACCAGTGAAAACGGCGCTGTGGCCGTGACGCCGGCCGGCATAGACGTGATAGTCCACGGCGACAAAGCGGACACAGCGATGCTGACGGAAGCGCGTAACGCGGTCCGGCTCGACGTCGCGAACTTCGCGAACATCAACGCCGCTCTCCTGGACGGTAACAACGGGACCTCGGACACGTATTCGAACACGCTCCAGAACAAAGACGAGTTCACGGATTTGTCCCTTGACACCTTCCTGATTCCCATAGAGTCCCGGCTGTCTCTGCCGGACGTCGCCGGCGAAAACGGCGCTCCCTTCCGCTTCGACCGCGCCGCGCTCAACTTCGCGCCGGCCGCTGTGGGCAACACAGGGACCGCCGTGGAACCGCCGGCTCCCACCACCACGGAAGGAATCGCTCAATGACCACCACACGGCTCCGCGCGTCCGGGCAGCTGCTCGCGGCGTCAAGGGAAGACCGGGTACTCCGGTACCGTCTCTTGCCGTTCGGGGAAGTAGGACGGACGAACAAGGGGCAGCTGCTCGCGTCCGCCGGCTCCGTCACCATTCCGCCGGAACCACAGCGCGTCAACGTGGAGCATGACAAGACGCGGCCTGTAGGCATGATGACCGCCACGGAAGACGCGGAAGGTCTCCTCGCGGAAGTGCAGGTAGCGAACACCCGCGCCGGCGATGACGCGCTGGAGGAAGCGGAATCCGGACTCCGGACCGGGCTCTCCGTGGAACTGGACCGGCCGGTCATTCGGAACGGCCGGCTTATCTCCGGGACCCTGGCCGGCGCGGGAATGGTAGCGGAGCCGGCTTTCCCCTCAGCACAGCTAACAGCTTCCGTCCCGGACCAGGGAACGGACGACACAAACACGGAAGGTAGTAACTTGCCAGAAGAACAGAACGGGAACGGCGGCGCGCCGGCTCTCACCGCGGAGGCCCTGGGGCAGCTGCTCGCGTCTTTCAACGCCGGCGGCGGTACTCAGGATAACCAGGGTCCGGACACGTCCCTTCACGGCGTCTCAACGGCTCTCGCCGCTTACGGGAACGGGCAGCTTACCGCGGCCGCGCTGGACGTTGTGACGAAGGTGGACGTCTTCGATAAGGTCAACGTCCCTCAGTACGTGGGCGAACTGAAGGGGAAGCGCCGCTACATTCCCCGCTACATTCCCCTGTTCGACGCGGCGGAGCTCACTTCGTCCACGCTCACCGGCTGGCGCTACGTGGACGGGAAGACGCCACAGGTCAATGACTGGAGTCTCGCGGCGACGGGAACGATTCCTAACGAAGTCCTGGCGGACATTCCCACCAACGAAGTAGCGATTGAAAACGTCACCGCTACGGCCGCTTACCTCGCCGGCGGTCATCAGATTTCCCGCGTCCACTATGACCTTCCGACTCCGGGCTTCCTCGAGTCCTACATTCGCGAATCGGATGACGATTTCATGCGGAAGCTTGACGCGAAGGTCCTGGGCAACATCACCACGGCCGCGAACCATACCGCCGTTGTTTCCGCCGGCGCGGACGCTTCGACGGTTTGGTCAAAGCTGATTCTCGGCGCTCACCACGTCCTGGAAACCGACCTCCCGGAGTGGGCGCTTATCGGTCCGGACCTGTGGCGCGCCGCGCTCAACACGACTCGCCTGGAAGCGCTGGAAATGCTGTCTTCGGCGCTCAACATCGAAGAAGGCAAGCTGGAGCGCTTCCGTCTCATCGGCGCTCCGGTGACTCAGACCGCGCTTAATGGACAGGTCATCGTGGGCGCGAAAGCGACGGCGACACTCCACACACTTCCCGGCGGACCTACCCGCGTGGAAGCGATCAACGTCCAAAAGGGCTCCGTGGATAACGGCGTGTACGGCTACTGGGGCATCATCAACCACCAGAAGAAAGCAATGGTGAAGGTCTCCTAATGGCTATCGGCGCTCACATTGTTAACCTGTTCCGCTCCCTGGACGCGGCCGCGGCGCGGACCGCTATCGGCGCGGGTACTTCCTCTGTAGCTCTGCCGGCGACGGCGACGGCCGCGGAAATGCGCGCCGCTACACAGACCGGAACCCGCATGTTTTCCCCGTCCAACTTCGCGGAACAGTCCGGGACCACGGCCGCGCGTCCCACGGACGCATCTATCGGATACCGCTACTTCGATACCACAATCGGGAAGCCGGTATTTCTGAAAGCTACGCCGTCCACCTGGGTCACGGCTGACGGGGTAGCGGCCTAATGGCCGTCGCCGGCTGGCTGGAGTCCACAGCTGTAGAGGCTGAATGGTTCGACGGTCCGGACGGAACGGCTCTCGTGGACCTGCTGACGGGAGCCTATAACGTCTGTCTCGCCTACGCTCCGGTCCCGCCGGCGACTATCCCGCCGGAGTGGAAAACGGCGCAGCTGCTACAGGCAAAACACATGTTCGCGCGGAGCAAAGCCGGCAACGGGGACACGCTCGGTCCGGACGGTTACGCCGTGTCCACGTTCCCGCTTGTGCTGGAAGCGCGGAACCTGCTCCGTCCGAAGCGTAACCCGCTGCTGGGAGTCCTGTAATGCCAACACCTAGGGAAAGTATCGCGGCGCAGCTGCGGACGGACCTCGTGACGGGGAAGCCGGCCGCGGAAGCGTGGGACGTCTACGATTACCCGTTCACGCCGTCCGAAGTCACGAAGCCGGGAACGGCCGTGGTTTACCGGACCACGGTCAAACGGACCGGAACCCACCTGGACCACGAACTCACGCTCCAGCTGTACGGCCGCGGGTCCCTGGGAGCGAAGACGGAAGCGGACCTAGATAGCCGGCTCGATGACGTCATGCTCTCGCTGCAAAAACTCGCCGGCGTGGAAGTGCGGAAAGCGGAGCGAAAGACGTTCGCGGACGTCTTTCAAGGTTGGGAACTGGACCTGTTGTGGGTCTCCAGTGACATTTACAAAGCATCTATTTAGGAAGGGCTAGACAATGGCCGTACACAATATCCTGGCGATCAAAAACGCCGTGGTGAAGCTCGCGAACACCCGCGGCGGGACGCCGGCTTTCCAGACGTTCGAAGACGCGCTCGACGTCGCGCAGCTGAATCTTTCATCGGACGATTTCCAGTGGGTCCCCGTCTCCGGGAACGTGCAGAATCAGACCGGCGCTATCAAGTGGGAAGCGCAGCTGAATCTTGGGCAGGACACTAAGACCGGCGGTCTCATGCAATGGCTTGTGGCTAACCACGGCGTAGCCGGCACGATGGAATACTTCCCGAAGGGCGGCTCCACTACTCCGAAGGTAGTAGCTAACGTCATCATCAAAGCGCCGGCGCAGATTGGCGGCGGCGTGGGAGTCGCTACCACGGCCGCGACGTTGAAGATTGACGGACAGCCCACGATTACCTGGGAGCCCTAACCCGATGCTCTCGCCGTCCGCGCGGAGTAGCGCGCTGCTCCGCGCGGCGGTGCTGGCTTTTAAGGGCATAGACAAACCTATCCGGAAACAGATCAATGACGAGACCCGCGGGACCCTCAATCCGGAGTGGCGCGAAGCGATAGCTACCCGCGCCGGCGGGTCCCGTCAGGACTTCGCCGTCTTCGGGAAGGGTGCGCGTATCGCGGCGGGGAACCCGGCGCGGCTAGTCTCCACGGCGTCACGCCGGCCGCTGCGGAAGGGCACGAACGGCTTTGTGCCGAACACACACGGCCGCTTCCTGGAGTTCCCGTCCGGGGTACCCGGAAAGTTTGTGACGTACTCCCGGAAATCCGGGAACGGCGGGACGCATAAGGTCCGCCGGCGGACTATGGCCGGTCTGCCGGCGCGGAAACCCGGCGGACGTGTGGTCTATCCGGCCGTGGCGGACGTCATGCCGCGGTTTGTCTCGATGTGGGTGCAGATCATCGTCCGGAACATTCACGAAGCATACGAAGGGAAGCAATAGCAAGTGGCTATTAATGTTGATCTAGTAGCGGACGCTTCCGAAGCTATCCGGGAATCCGGGAAGCTCGGGGACGCGCTGGAGACCGTCGCGGACCAGCTGGACGACATAGGGGACCAGGGCAAGACGGTAGACGATAAGGTCTCCGAAGCTTTCCGCGGCATGGAAGACGGCGCGAAAGACGCCGGCCGGACCGTGGAAGACAAAGTAGGGGACGCTTTCCGCTCCGTGGAGACGGACGCGAAAGACGCCGGCCGGACCGTGGAGAGCAAAGTAGGGGACGCTTTCCGCGCCGTCGCTGCGGATGCGAAAGCCGCCGGGAAGACCATTGGGCAGGACGTCAAAGACGGGACCGACAAAGCCGGCGACGGCATGGGGGAACTTCGGGACGAAGCGGCCGGCACAGCGCGGGAAGCTGCGGCTAGCTTCGGGTCCCTGGAAGACGGTCTAGGCGCTCTGCAGGAAGTAGCGGCTAACGCGCTTGTGGGCTTCGGTCCGGCCGGTATGGTGGCCGGTCTCGCGGCCGCGGCCGGCATCGGTCTGGCAATGACGGCTATGCAAGATGCGGCTACCACGGCGACGGAAGCCAAACAGAAAGCCGTGGATATGGTGGACGCTATCGCGGAAGCCGGCGGGAACCTCGCGGACGTGGACCTCGCGGACCGTATCAAGTCCTGGGGCCGTGAAGTCCTGGACGATAACTGGATGACGTTTTGGGCGGACGAAAGCTCCACGAAGTTTCAGGAAACCGCTAAAGACGCGGAAGCTTTCGGAGTCAAAGCGACGGACGCTATCCGCGCCGCGTCCGGATCCGCGGAAGACTCCCGGAAGTTCCTGGAGGAAACCGCGGATGACTGGCAGACACTCAATGACCGCGTGGAACAGGGGACCAGGGTCTCCACGGACGGCGCTATCGCTTTCGATGACGGCGCGAAAGCCGCTCAAAGACAACGTGACGCGCTCTCGGACCTCCGGGGACAAGCGGAAGAAAACATAGCTACCACGGAAAACGCCGTCCAAATCTATGAACTGGAAACGGACGCTATCGGGGACACAGCGGCGGCGACGGAAGCGGCGACGGAAGCGCTCCGGGACCGCGCGGCCGCGCTGGAGGAATCCGCGACGTCCGCTATGGACGCGGACGCCGCGGAACTGGACTACATGGAAACGCTGCAACAGTCCACGAAGGACATTCAAAGCAACGGCCGGACCGTGGACATTAACACGGAAGCCGGCCGCGCGAACAGGCTCACTCTGCTGGAAATGGCCGGCTCCGCGCGGAAGCTGATTGACGCGCAAATCGCACAGGGGGACTCCACAGCTACCGTCACGAAGCGGACTCAGGCGGCGCGGGATTCGTTTATCAACGCGGCGACGTCCGCCGGCATGACCAAAGACGCGGCGCGCCGGCTAGCGGACCAGTATGGCTTGATTCCGGGGAACGTGGACACCCACGTCAAGGCTCACAACGTCGCGAACACGGAACGGGAAATCAACAACGTCGCTCGTGCCAGGACGGTTCCCGTCCACATCTCCCCGTCCGGCGCTCAAAACGTTGCCAACTACATCACAGGAATGAACGGCCAAAAGGTCTACGTGGACGTGGTTCCGCGCGGCGGCGGAAGGGGACTTAACTAATGACGACGCTTTCTATCACTCCGAAGCCGGAGACCGGTTCGCACCAGCTGACAATCGAACCCACAGGGGACGTCACCAGGATTCAACGGACGGACCGGAACGGAAGCTATGACGTCCGCGTCATTACCGGTTTGCTCCCCTGGCCGGCGTCTAACGGGACGCTAGTCCTGGACGATTACGAAGCGGCGGACGGGACCAGTACGTACACAGTCACCACGACGGCGGACGCTGTGGGCGGGACCGGGACGCTTGTGATGGACGGGACGGTCTGGCTCGGGCTCCCCGTCACGCCGCAATTCTCCGCGAAGGTCAACACCATGACCGGGTATGACGCCGGACTGACGTCCCGTAACACTGTGCTGGAGCCGGACGGGTCCCCTAACCCGATTGTGATTATCCGGACCTCGACGTCCCGCGCCGGCACGTTGAAGCTGTGGGCGGGGACCTATGAAGCCGCGCTAGCGCTGCTGCGGCTCTGCGGCCGTGGACAGATCATCTTCCTACGTCAGCCGGACCATAAGGGAATGGACATGTTTTTCACGGCGACGGGAGCGCAGCTTTCCACGCTGCGGACGGACGGACCGAACTCCGTTTTTGGCGTGGACGTGGGCTATATCGAAGTCCCGCGGCCGCGGGGACCTCTGTCCGGCGCTCTCGGCTGGACGTGGGGGGAACTGAAAAACACCTATGCCACCTGGGGGGACGTTTTCAACGCTTACGCCACCTGGGGAGACCTCCGCACCAACACAGTAAGGACGACATAAATGGACGTCACTCCGTACCGGGAAGACGCCGTAGAGCTGATTCGCGCCACCCACGAACAGCGCGTCACATGCACGCTCACCCGCGGCGCCACCAGCTACGCCGGCGTGCTGCTCTCGGGCTCTCTCACCCTGGCGGAAGACTGGAGTCCGTTCGCGCAGTTTTCCGGGACCATTGCCAACACATTCACCACGGCGGACCTCGCGCAGCTGGACCCGCGGGAACCGCTCACAGTGCAGGTAGCCGCCGGCTACGTCCACCCGGACGGGACCGAAGACGTCCACACCATCTTTACGGGGCAGCTGGAAGAACGGCGGCTCCGGAACCCGGAAGCCGTGGTAGACGTCAAGGCTTCGTCCGCGGAACTGTTCGCTCACGAAAATGACTGGCTCGGCGCGGACACGTTCAAGACGTTCACCGGCGTCCGCGAAGCCGTGGATTACTTCGCCAGTTACGCCACGAACAGCACTATCGTTTGCTCCGCTCACATTCCCTACAATTACCGGCCGGCGGACGTCACCGGGATTCCCCTGGAGACCGGAGATAACCTCTGGCAAGTGCTGGACGACATAGCGACGAAAGCTAACGTCCGGCTGTTCGTGGACACGGACGGGACCTGGAGGATAGCCGCGAAAGCTGCTGTGGCCGGCGTGACTAACGCTTTCCTTACCACCGGCGGCGGCGGTCTCGTGGAGAAATCACAGGACTACCTATCGCGGGATGACTACGCAGCGGCCGCGGCGGTTACGTACAAGTGGAAAGACGCCGGCGGCGTGGACCGGACCGTCCGCGGAACTTACGGCACGAACGGGAAGAAATCGCTCACTGTGGAACGGAAGTGGGCGGCGACTCAGACACAGGCTAATGACGCGGCGAAGTCCATTGTCCGCATGATGTCCACGCGCGGGAACGGCTACTCCCTGGAAGCCGTCGCTACGTACTGGCTCCGGCCGGGAATGACCGTTCAAGTCACCCTGGCGAACGGGACCGAAGCGCGGCACATCGTCAAGTCCGTGACGTTCAATCTGCTGGCCGGCACGATGCGCGTCGAAACGCGGGAACCAAGTAACATTACGTAATTTTCTAGGTCTACCACACTTGTCAAGACCTATAATTCCCCCCTTACAGAACAGGACCTAAAAAGTTGCCTATCACAACAAAGCGCGGCTACGGCTATCCCGGCGTCAATGACGCTCCGGACGGTCCCTTCAGCTTTCAGACACTCGCGGAAGGTGTGGACTTCGACGTCGCGCGGCTCTACGGGGATGATTGGATAGCGCTCACGCTCACCGGCGGCTGGACCCCTTATATTGGCGGCGGTAACTACTATTCCGGGCTCCGCGTCCGTCTCGCCGGAGATGACATACAGATCACAGGGACCGTCAAGTCCGGCGCTGTCGGTTCCATCATGGCGACGTTGCCGAACCTCCCCACGAACCTCCGTCCCACGTACACGGCTCAGGCTTTCGTGAACACGGCCGCGGGAACGGGAACGCTCCATATCAACGCCGCTACCGGGGAAATCAGCTATCTCGCGGGACCGGCCGCGCCGTCTTACATGACCGTCAACGTCCGCATCCCGCGGAGCTAAGGAAAGACCAATGACTAACGCAAAAATCGAACGTTTCCTCTCCACGGCTCCGGGGAAGCTGTTCAACCCGGACGGCTTCGCCGGCTACCAGTGCAAAGACGTTCCGGACGCTTACTGTCTGGAACTGTTCGGAGATTGGGTGAACACCATACGACCAGGGGACGCGCGTCTCGTCTTCGACCAGGCGTCCGGGACTCACTTCACGAAGATTCGGAACAACCCGCGCGACGTCAAGCAGATTCCACAGCGCGGGGACATTGTGAACTACGGTCCCTGTGCAGCGGTCCCGGAAGGGCATGTAGGAATCGTGGTCTCCGCGGACCAAAGGGGCATGATGTTCTTGGAACAGGACGGGTACGCGCAGACTCCGGCAAAGGTGGTCTGGCGCGGCTACACGCTCCCGAACGGCGCGACGGTCATCGGCTGGCTCCGTCCGAAGGTCCCCGCGGACCGGCCGGCTCAGTGCATCGTGGAAGCCGGCGATACCATGTTCACCATTGCTCGGCAATTCAAGGTATCCCTACAGGGACTTATCAACGCGAACCGCCGGCTTGTGCCTAACCCCAACGTCATCAAACCCGGAATGGTGCTGACTCTGCCATGACGCGGGACGTAGCGGTAACGGTCTCCTGGGGCTGTCTCGGTCTCCTGGCCGGCTCTCTGATTTGTGCCGGCTGGCTGGCGCTCAACATCTTCGTCACGGCCGCGGCTATCGTCGCGGAGATAGGAAGCAATGGGACGTTATAGGGCTCTCACGCCGGCGCTCACTCCGGACCAGCTGTTCCGGCTCCGCGGCTGGCTTTACCGGGTAGCCGTCGCCGTCGCGCTGCTGCTGGCCGGCTACGGCGTCATCACGGACGCGCGGCTCCCGTTGTGGGTAGCCCTGGCCGGCGCTCTCTTTGGGTCCGGCGTAGCGGCCGTGAACACGTCCACCAGGAAGCCGGCTGAATGACCGTGACAATAGGGGAAGTAACGACCGGCGAACTTAGCCGGCGCTTTGACCGGTTCGAAGACACAGTAACCAAAGCGATAGCCGGCCTGGGGGACAAGATGGACGAACGTCCCGGACGCGATGACGTCCTGGGTCTCCTCAAACCCCTGGAGAGCCGGATAGCCGTCCTGGAGGGCTGGCAGACGTGGGCGCTCCGGCTAGGCGGTCCGGCTCTCGTGGGCGCTCTCGTGGGAGTCGCGATTAACGCGATTAAGCTAAACGGCGGCTGACACTCTGCCGGCGGCGGGAACGATAGGTATCGCTTCCGTCGCCGGCAAACTCGCGCCGTCAAGTCCCAACATCCACGCCGCGGGAATCCCGGTGACGATTTCCACGCGCTTAGCTATCTCCACAACGTCCCGCGGCGTAGCTCTATCGGTCTCATACTGGCCTAGCGCGGACGCGGTTATGCCTAGCACGTCCGCGAACTGCTGGCCGGTCATTCCGGAGCGCCGGCGCGCTTTCCGAAGTCGGTCTCCAAAGGTCCACATAGGTATAGCCATGACTCGACACTATGCCTACGTAGCGCAGCTAATCAAGCCGTCAAACCTTGAACTTGCTTAAA